TGAATAGCGGCATACTAATTCCTTGGCAGAAGGAAGCCCTCTATTTCGGAGGGCTTCTCTATAGTATTTCTAGCACACCTTTAATTTATACTTCTATGGATGACTTTAGCGCACAGCTTAGAAGACTACGCTTCAATCTGGGGATTACCCAAGAACAAGCGGCAAGTGTATTGGATATGTCATATCCGGGGTATGTGGCTTGGGAAAGAAGCTTGGGGAACCCTTTAATTGTTACACAAGAAGGCGCATTGAGAAGATTACAGCATAAGCTAGACCAGAAAAATAAATCAGACAATAGCCTGAGTGTATAATATGGAGGGGGATTCTAATGAGTCTCCCTCTATTTCTCTTAATAAAGAAGGGCTTGCAATAAGCTCCCCCATAGGCATAGGTGTACGGTACACTAGTATATCAGATATGCCTAAAAGTAAAAAAAGACCGTCTAGGAGAGTAGCTGTAATCGACCGAAAAAAGGAAGACGGCATAAATAAGGAGTGGGTAACTGGGATGAAGACCTACTCTAAGCAGCGACCTGATCCCTACCAAGGAGACTACGAGCCAGAGTCCACTTCTGGTCTGAAAATACTCCAGCCTACTTATAACCCTAGTACCCTACTAACACTACCTAACCGTAATAACGTATTGCGGCAATGCATAGACGCTATGCAGACTAATATAGAGTGTTTCGGCCATAGCTTTGAATATGTAGGGCCAGAGGACTTAGAGCAGAGCACAGAGGCTAAAAATGAATTAGCTAGGTTAGAGATGCTTACTAAAATGCCTAACGAGGAGTATGGGCTAATTGAAATGCGTAAGCGTTTTAGGTCTGATTACGAGTCTATAGGCTATGGGGCTTTTGAGGTAGCTAGAGACTCTAAGAATAATATTATAGCGTTCTATCATGTCGATGCTCACACTCTTAGGAAGACCACTATGGACGAGGAAGAGGTTATAGTAGAGACTGAGCTTCCGGGGGTTGATGGTGATATTCGCAAGGTAAAGACTCGTAAAAAATTCCGTAGATATGTTCAGATTTTCGGGGAGAAGAAAAACTGGTTTAAGGAATACGGAGACCCTAGAGTAATTGACCCTGCCACGGGTAAAGTAGATTCTAATATGAGTCCTGAGGATGGGGCTACGGAAATTATCTTTAGAGACCAGTATGAGGCAGGCCATGCTTATGGACTCCCTAGATGGATCAATCAGCTTCCTTGTATCTTAGGCAGTAGGGAAGCTGAGCTTACGAATCTTCACTTTTTCGAGGATAATGCTATCCCCGCAATGGCAATCTTAGTATCAGGGGGATTTCTTTCCGAGGATACCATAGAAGACCTAGAAGCTAAATTTAACGGGGGTGGGGATAACCTTCATAAGGTGCTTATCTTAGAGGCTGAATCTTCAGATGATGATTCAGGGATTGAGGGAGCCTCAAAAGCTACCGCCCCTAGGCTTGATATTAAGCCGCTTGCGGGAGAGAGACAATCCGACGCTCTATTCCAAGAGTATGATGAGAACTGTCAGAACAAGATTAGAGGTTCTTTTCGATTCGGGCCTATATTTGTAGGTAGATCCGATGATTATACTAGAGCTACCGCTCAATCATCCTTGGATACAGCGGAGAGCCAAGTATTCGCTCCTGAGAGAGTACAGATAGATGATATTTTCAATTATAAGCTTTTAGTGGATGAAAAAGGTTCTCCCCCTCGCTACTGGAGATTCCGCTCTAACCCAGCTAGAATAGTGGGGGCAGAGTATCTGATAGAGACACTAAGCACGATGGAAGAGGTCGGAGCTATGACCCCTAATATCGCCATTGGAGTTATCAATAGCCTATTTAACCTTAACCGTAAGCCTATCGAGGATACTTGGGGAGACTATCCGTTCACCCTCCTTAGAGATATGGTCTCTAAGGATAGAGAGGCTACAGGGATTCCTGATCTTGCCGAGGCGGTGGATATAGAACCTTCTGAAGAGGAAGAGTCAGAGTCAGAGGAGCCTCAAGAAATCGCTAGAGGAGTTAAGCCTAATATTAGAATCCGTAAGAGAAAATGACCGACCTACTGGACTACGATACTTTTAAGCTAGATAGAACCTTCGCTATTAAGCAGGAAGGCGGGGAAGAGTTTAAGGGTAACGAGGAGGAGATGGCCGCTATTATAGCCTACGGGATCTATTTAGCAGGGCATGATAATGTAGATGAGCTTGAGACTGCCATAGAGGAGTCTAACGGGGTTCAGGAGCTTATGATGGGGGCTATAGCCACCTTTGGGGTTGGCTTTATCGCAGTAGCCGCAGATCAAACTACGCTCTTCAAGAATATAGAGAATCAAGTATTCGAGTCTATAAAGACGGGAGCTTCCTTGGTAGGCGACTCAAGCTTTATTAATGATGTAAGCGAGCAGCTAGCGGTTCGGGAAGGTATAGCTGCGTCTATTCAGTATTCCACTAATGAGTTTTATGATGCGGTGGTAGCTCCTAAGCTTACGAAGACAGTAGCTAAATTCACTGAGCATGGCAGTTTGGCTACCACGCTTAAGCAAATAAATACGATCATAGATAAGAACATTCTAGAAGAATCCGCCTATTGGAAAGTCGTAGCTAATGCCCATGTATCTAGAGCACACCATTATGGACTGCTTAGAGCTAGTTACGAGGCTGGATATACAGGCTATTATCTACAGGCTGTAATCGACGATAGAACCACGCACATTTGCCGTAGTCTGAATGGCAAGACTTTCTGGGTAGCGGATGGTTTGGAATTCATAGAGCGAGCGGTTAAGGCCGATGAGACTAATGTTAAAGACGTAGCTCCTTGGGTTACGGATGTAGCTGAGGTCCAAGGTCAAACTCCCGCGCAGTTAAAAGAGGCTAGTGTATTAGTCCCACCATTTCATGCTAATTGCAGGACTACGCTACAACCTATTCGTTAAAGAGTAGTTTATAGTAGGATTTTGAAACTGGTTTCAAAAAAAAGTGCTTGCGTCGGCAATAGTGTTATGGCCGTATTTAATAAATGAGCGACGAATCTACAAGCGTTACGAGTGTAGTTAAGATTAAGAAAGCCGATGCGATGAAGCAAATCGTATATGGTGAGGTCTACGCTCCTAATGAAATCGACTCTCATGGGGATATGATGGTGGCTGAAGATATAGAGAAGATGGCTCATCGCTTCTTAACAGTCCCTCTATTCCAGTCTATAGATATGAATCATGATGGGGTGGCGGTTAAGGCTCACCCTGTAGAGAGCTATATCGTAACTGACGAGAATAACCCAGACTATTCCATAGGTTCATGGGTTATGGCAGTTAAAATAGAGGACGAGGCTGTTTGGGAAAAGGTACTTAGCGGGGAGATTAACGGATTCTCTCTAGAAGCTATGGTTAGGAAGAAGAGCGTATTTGTAGAAGTCGAGGAAATCGGAGACGACTATCTATATACTGAGAAGCATGATGACCACGATCACGCCATATACGTAGAGCTTGACGAAATGGGAAAAGTGGTGAAAGGGTATACGTCAGTAGATAACGGACACTTCCACACTATTACAAAAACCTCCGCAACTGATGATGCTGAGGGTCATAGCCACAGATTCTTTCTAACATGAAGCGAAGAAAAAAGACCAAAATAGTAGAGGTTACTCAGCTTATAGACCCAGATCCTAGTCGAGTATCCTTAGTAAGTCGCGGAGCTAACAATACTCCGTTTAGAACATTTAAGGCTCTCGATATAACAGAGAAGCTATTCAAGGAGAACCAACCAATGACAGAGCAAGAGAAAGCCACCAAGTCAGACGGCAAAGGCCGTCATGCTGTTATACAAAAGATTCAATTTCCCAAAGATAAATTTTCTGATATAGAGTCGGTAGAGAGCTGGATGACAAGCAAGGGGTATGAGGATTTTAAAATTCTCAATAGCGAGGACAGCTTTGTAGTGAAAGGCGAAGAGGATTTGCAGGACGTAAGAAAGATCGTTCACAAGGACGGAGCCGTTACCTATATAGGAAAAGAGGCCGAAGTTGAGGACGTTGAAAAGGCTGAGAAGAAGATCGTAGCTAACGTAAAGCCACGTAAGACTCGCCCCTCTATCACAGTAAAGGGATTTGGGGCAGCCGCTATGGAAAAGGAGCTTACTCGTAAGCTGGATTACTGGGAGATGATGGAATCCTCCGAAGTAACGCTAAGCGGGATGCTTAACGCAGGGGATGATGGAATCCCAGTCGGCCTTAACGAGATCACTGAAGCCTTTCACTTCGCCCTAGCTAATGCTCTTCGCAGTGGAAACTATGAAGCAATCCCTTCCCTTACTAGCGAGTATGGGGCTTTGGTCGTAAAGCTGGCTCAGCTAATGGAGACAGTGACCAAGACTGACGAGGATAAAGAAATTTTTAAGAACCTAATCGCTGAGACTTTCGGCGTTAACCAATCGGAAACTATACCTATGAAAAAGGACGAAGAAAAGAATACATCCGAAGACGCTGAAAAGGATGAGGCTGTAAAAGCCGAAGCTACTCAAGCTGAAACGGAATCCGCTAACACGGAAAAAGAGGAAGAAGCTAGTGCTGAAACTAGCTCTGAAGCGTCAGCAGAAGAAGCTGAAGTAGAGGCAACGGAAAAATCGGAATCAAACGATGATTTCAAGTCTCTTATTGCTAGCATTGCTAAATCTACGGAAGCTACTCATGAGGTTGTTAAGGCAATTACTGAGGTTAAGAAAGATGTAGAAGAGCTTAAGGAGAAATCAGTTTAATCTGAAGAGCGTCTAACTGAGATCGAGGAAGCTCGCCAAGCTCGTAAGAGCCATAGCAGCGGAGATGATACCACTCAGGACGAAGATAAGGAGGAGACTCTTAAGGCAGAAGAAGACCCTCTATCTAGGAACGCTTTCGGTTTCCTCGGAGGTAGCCCTAGGATCAACTAATTTAGAGAAGGCCAACGCCCTCAAAAACAGTAACCAATAAATACATATAAAATGGACGAAAAAGACCTAATTAAGAAAGCAGACATTGCTTTAGGTGATCTAGCATCCGGTGGCCTTCTCACAACTGAGCAGAGCAACCGATTCATTCGTAATCTGATTGATCAGCCTACGATTCTACGGGAAGCACGTACCGTTACTATGAACTCCCCTTCTATGGAGTTGAATAAGATCGGTTTTGGCTCACGTATCCTCAAGCCAGCTAATCAAACGGCTGGATCTCGTGCGCTCGCTATCGGTGATCGCAGCAAGCCAGATCTCGGCAAGGTAACTCTGAACACTTCTGAAGTTATCGCTGAAGTTCGCCTTCCATACGAAGTTCTCGAAGATAATATTGAGCGTGGCAACATGACCAATACCGTCTTGGCTTTGATGGCTGAGCGCGCTGCTCTCGATATTGAAGAACTTATTCTTCTCGGCGACACAGGTAGCGGTGATGCTTACCTAGCGTTGATGGACGGTGTTCTTGCTCTTACCACTACAAACACTGTAGACGGTACGGATGTAGGAGTAACTGGCCAGCTCTTCAACGATACTATTAAGGCAATGCCTACTCAGTATCGCCGTAATAAGAACTTGATGCGTTTCTACAACTCAATGGACATTGAGCAAGACTACCGCAATACTGTTTCTCAGCGCGGTACGGATCTTGGCGACGCTATCTTGACTGGCTCTAACGCTCTCCCAGTATTTGGTGTTCCAATGCGCGGTGTAGCTCTTATGCCAGACGCAAGCGGCTTGTTCTTGAACCCTCAGAACATCGTAGTCGGTATGCAGCGTAGAATTCGCATCGAATCAGAGAAGCTTATCTCTGAGCGCGAATTCAAGATCGTTCTCACGCTACGTCTTGCTGTTGAGCTTGAAGAAGAAACAGCCGTAGTTAAGCAGACCAATATTGGCGTTACTACTCCTTAATGAGGATTAGCGAAGGCGAGTAGGTTAGGAGACCTTTATAACTAAAACCAAAATTTAATAAAATGAGTAAACCAGTAAAATCAGCCACCCTAGTAAACGGCCAAGTGTATATCTGTAAGGGACATACCTTTAAGAACGGTGTAGCCGTTAATGTAGATCAGGCCACCCTCTCTATCCTAGAGAAGGCCACTGATCGCGTAGTCTCTACTAGAGGTAAGAAAGTCGAGTCTCACGATGAGCCTAAGTTTGAGTTTGGCCCTGTGGTCGGAGGTTCTGCCCCTCGAAAGAAGGCATCAGCTCCAGCCGAAGAGTCAGCTCCAGCGCAAGAGGCTAATCCACGTAGACGCGAAAGACTGTAATTCGTGCCTAGTCGGTAATTGCGTTGAGCCTTAAAATACATACACATGACCTATGAGAAGCAAATTGGTAAACACTACGGGAACCGATCAAGTAGATATTGTGGCTGTAAAGGCTTTCGCTCGAATTACTGACGAAGACGAAAATGCGCTCATAGAACGCTTAATCAAGAATGCTCGAATGACCATCGAGCGTCTTGCGCGGATAACGATTGTGGAGGCTACGAGAGTAGCCTCCTTTTCCATGCCTACGTATAGAGGTACGGAAGTCTACGATCCTGATAGAGTACAGCGTAGGATTAACATGCCCTACGACCCGATAAATTCTATCACGAGTATAGTCATAAATGGACCTGCGGATGATGCGGTAGCGGTAAGCTCCGATCTCTATAAACTAGATACGGTTACTGGGGATATAGTGTTCTACGACCCGCTTACTCCCTCCTCCTATAAGGGAACTCGTCTGGATGTGACCTATGTAGCGGGGTATGATAATGCGGATGCTAATCCCTCTACTAATCCGCTCCCTGTGGATTTATATGAGGCTATCGTAACTTTAGCTGTATATTGGTACGATGAGCGAGACAACGCCATGAGCGTACCTGATACCGTTATGTCGGTAATCAAAAGGTATTGGAGTAGTATTGCATGAAGTCTAAAGAACTGGATCAGGTCGTTATACTAAAATGCGAAGAAGTTACGGTTAACGCATCACGAGATAAGATCTCCACCTATCAGGAGTTCGCTAGAGTCTATGCTAAAGTGGAATCTAAGCGAGTCTGGAAGCCTGACGTAAGCCAGCAGGATCTCCCTAAAGAGCGTATGGAGTTTACGATTCGGCACTCCACTCAATCCAAGAAGCTAACAGCTACGGGGATTATCGTTTGGCAGGATGCGGAATACGAGGTTAAAGGGATTAAGGACTTGCCCCTTGGTCGTCCTGTTAAGCGGGTAGTAACTGCGGAGGCGAGGACAGCGATATGAAAGACGGCGTAACGATAAAGATTAACCCGCAGTCTTTCCAGAAGCTTGAGAGGTTTACTGATAGAGTAACGAGTAAGCTCAAGAATAAGGTGATTGCGGAAGCCCTAGCATTAATGGCTAAGCCTATGGTGGCTACAGCTAAAGAGCTTGTTCCTGTTCGTACTGGAACCTTAAGGAAGTCCATCAATTATAACGTCAAGAAGGGTACGACTAACCAGACTAAGGCGCTGGTGGGAATTAACACTAGAACTACGGGGGTATGGCTAGGAAAACGTATCTATCCTAGAAAGTACGCTGTTCCAGTAGAGTTTAAGAACACCCCCTATATGCGACCTGCCTATCACAAGAATCGGGCTAAAAGCATAAAGATTTTCAAGGACCACATAAGGGCTAAGTTTCCCAGCGTGGTAAAGACTTCAAGACCACCTAAGCATTCAGCATGAGTAAGGGAAGCGCATTAACAACTTCGCTAGCTGCGAAGATCCTATCCGATCCTACAGTAGTAGGGCTTATCGAAGATCGGCTATGGAATATTCATGCAGAGACTTCCGATAATACCCCGTACATAGTAATGAGTCGAGTATCCACAACGGAAGGGCTTCTACATGATGGGCCTAGCGGATTGGAGGACTCGATATTCCAGCTTGCGTTATATGCCGAAACCGTGGCAGAATTAGATACGCTCAGAGATGCTTTGAATAATCTGTTAAACGGCTTCCGTGGCACTATGGGAACTGTAGAAGTGGGTTTTATTTCATTTGATAACGAGCTGGACGGTAGGGATACGGAGAGCGACTACAAATTTAAGATAATTGATTTCAGGATAATCCTGAATAGTTAACCAATAACCAAAAAATAAGATGCCTAAATACGCAGCATACGGGGCGAAACTGCAATATGACGCAGACACCACGCCTACCGACTTGGCCTACATCCGAGATCTAGGGGGACCAACTTTCTCCTCGGATACTGTGGACGTAACCACTCACGACTCTCCTAACGGGTTGCGTGAGTTTATTGTATCTCTTCGCTCTGGCGGCGAGATTTCACTTGATCTAGTATTTGATCCAGCTAATGCGGGTCACGTTAAGCTAACTACGGAATGGCAGGCAGCTACGTCAGATACTTACCGTATCGTAATGACGGATTCAGGCGCTACAGAGTGGGAGTTTGATGCGTTCGTCACTGGCTTTGATATGAGCCAACCAGCCGATGGCGAGCTTTCTGCTAGTGTAACTTTGACAATTACGGGCGATATTAACTTCAGCCCAGCTTAATAAATAATCAGCGGAGGAAATAATATGGATAATTCAGGAGACACCACATTAAACCTACGTTTCACCTTTGGGGCAATTATGAAGCTTCACGAAACGTATGGACTAAACATTATGTCACCGGGAGATGATGATCTAGTTCTTAATCCTACTAACCTATCTAGGCTAGTATGGGCGGGGCTACTTCATGAGAACTCGGAAATAACCTATGAGGATGCTCTAAAAAGATTAGAGACTCTTCCTGTTAGGGAGGTAATTAACTTAACAGGTGCCGCTTTGCAGGAAGCTCTAAACTCTGAAGATGATGAGGAAACCGAAGAAGACTCAAGCGCTGAATCTTCAGATCCTCAGACTTCGTAGCTCCTCCTATAGGCGACATGGACTTTCGAGGAGTGAGTTTTTACAGCTCACTCCTTTTGAGCTATATCAGCTAGACAAAGATTATTTTAAGGAAAGGAATTTAGATCGGGAATTCGAATTGGAGAAGTGGAAAGCCTCAAGCCAGCATCTCAATGTAGTATGCGCTCGGTTAATGGCAGCTATCTACAATAATAACCCTAACCGCAAGAAAGGCGCTAAGGTACTTACCGAACAGGATTTCTTACCTAAGAAAGCTGAGGAGCAAAAGAAAGTTAAACCCGCTAAAGGTATCCTCAACCACATGAAGTATATTGCGGAAACGATAAACAGCCGTAATAAGGAGGTAGAGGAAAAGAAAAAGGAGCTAGAGGAACAGAAGAAAAATGGCCGTTAATGTAGCATCACTCACCATCGACTTAAGAGCTTCTTACGGGAAGCTCAATAGGGATATTGATAAAGGGCTAGGGACTGTTAAGCGCAAGTTCTCTACCCTGAATAAGGAGGTTGGTAAGCTACAGCGTAGTGTTACTAAGCTACAGAAGAGTATCACCGCTTCTACCGCCAAGCTAGGCAGTAAGAATGGCCCTCTAGGTAAGGCGGCTACTAGCGCTAAAGCTTTAGGTACTGCTATGAAGCAGGCATCCGATAAGGCTGGCAAGCTACAGACGAAGATGAAGGGGGTAGGGACTGCCACCCGAAACTCCACTAAGGAGATGAATAAATTCGCTGCTGCCGCTCGCAGGGCGACTAAGGTTAAGCCTCCCTCCGCCCCAGCAGGAGGCGGTGGTGTAGGAGGTAAAAGTAGAGGGATCATAGGTGGTCTTAAGTCTGCCGCTACTGGTTTAGCAGGAAGAGCGGGAGTCTTTGGGGGAATAGGGATAGGTGCAGGTATTGCAGGTTTTGCGATAGCCAATCTCTCCTCTACTGCGGCTGATTTTGAGAAGACTATGAAAGGGGTTAAGGCTGTAACTCAAGCCACTTCCGAGGAGATGGACCTGCTATCTAATACGGCTCGAAAGTTGGGGAGAACTACTGCTTTCTCCGCTTCTGAATCCGCTCAAGCGATAGAGACCCTAGCAAAGAACGGTCTAGCGGTAACGGAGATCTTAGGGGGTGCGGCAAAGGCTTCAGTAAACCTAGCTGCCGCCACTGGAACTGACCTCTCTACTGCTGCTGATGTAGCTACTGATGTTATGGCTTCTTTTGGAAAAGAGGCTAAGGATTTATCAAAGATTGTTGATAGTATCACTGGGGTTACTGTTAAGAGTAAGTTCAATATCAACGACTATGCATTCGCTTTGGCTCAAGCGGGTGGGGCTGCGGGAGCAGTGGGCGTAACCGTAGAGGATTTCAATGCCTCGATAGCCGCTACTGCTAGTTCCTTTAAGCGAGGTTCTGATGCGGGTACATCCTTTAAGACGTTCTTAATACGTCTAGCCCCTGAGTCTGAAAAGGCTAAGAGGCTTATAGAAGATCTAGGGCTACGGTTCTTTAAGGCTAATGGCGAAGTTAAGGATATGTCTGAAATAGCTGGCGAACTTCAAAAGGCATTTGGAGATATGTCAGATCAGGCTCGTATAGCTAATCTACAGATTCTTTTTGGCGCTGATGCATTTAGAACTGCGGCTAAGTTCGTAGAGCTAGGCGCTGATGGAGTGGAGCGGTTTAAGAAAGAGCTACAGGGGGTATCCGCAGAGAAGCAAGCCGAGACTAGGCTAGAGGGTCTATCTGGGGCTATGGTTGAGTTGAGATCCGCGTGGGAAGGATTCAAGTTATCTGTAGAGGAGTCTACTGGTATAAATACGGTTTTAGAAAGTATTGTAGACTCCACCACTAGTATTCTTAGAAACCTTACAGGCTCTACCACTGCTGTAGATCGAATAAAAGAGATCATAGAGCTACGTAGAGAATTAGAGGAAGGGACAGGAGCCACTAAGCGAGGTGCTCAAAGAAAAGCTGCTATTACCAAGCGTATTAACGCGGAAGAGGATTTACTTAGACAGAGTTTTAAGAATCTTTCTAAGGAGGAGCTAGAGCAGGTTAGAAAAACCGAGAAGGAGAGACTTAAAGAGATTGAAGCCTCTATTATGAAACGCCCTAGAAGCTTTAGAGGGTCTGATGAATCCTTCGAAAGATTAGTGGCTAGGCGTAGGGAGCGTCGAGGGGCTGATATTAAAACTCAGCGTAGCGTAATCGGATCTTTAGATCTTGAATTAGCTAAGCGAGCTAAGGTAGTACGACTGGAGGAGCAGGCTAAAGAGGAAGAGAAAGAGACTCTAAAAAATGCCAAGAGCTTCGAGAACTTCTTAAAAAAGGAGGAAGCTAATACTAGAAGAATCGGCAAGATTCAGGAATTCTATTCAGATCTAGATGTTAAGAATGCTCAGGCTGAAGTTCTAGCTAGTAAAGACCTGATGCGAGTTAATATAGAGTTGGCTGAAGCTCAAAAAGGACTCGCTACCATAAATGAAGAGGATTTTCAAAAACGCTTAGCTTATATCGAGCAGCTAAAGAATAAGCAACGTGAGCTAATCCAGATACAGCAAGAGGATCAAGCTAAGGAAGCCGCTCTGCCTACTGGAGAGGAGCTTTTAGCTAGAAGAGCAGAAAAGAATAGATTTGGGATAGCTTCTGGAGGTGGTAATATAAATGCTCTTAAAGAGGAGCGTGAGCGTATTCAAAAAGAGATTCAAGAGTTAGAGAAGGATCTCCAAGGGATGCAAGGACAGGTAGCTCAGAATGCGGCTAAGAGTTTACAGGATTTAGATAAGCAGCTACAGGATGTAGATAAGAGCATAGATCAGCATAACCAGAAGTGGGAGCAGCTTACCAAAAATGTTACCGATACTTTTGTAGATGGTATTATGGAGGGTCAAAAGTTCGAGGATGTTCTAAAAGACCTAGTAAAGCAGCTTATAAAAGCTATCGCTAAGCAGATGGTATTCAATGCTGTGAAAGCTGCCATACCCGGAGGTGGGTTCTTAGGGGGGTTATTTGGTATGGCTAATGGCGGCAGTTTTAAAGTAGGAGGCAATGGTGGGACCGACTCCCAGCTAGTGGCTTTTAGAGCCACCCCCGATGAGACTGTTACAGTATCTAATCCTGAGCAGATGCGAGGCGGTGGCGGTGGAGGAGCCGTTATTAATATGACTGTTAATGTAGATGCTCGTGGTTCTGAGAGAGGCGTATCAGATGACCTTAACAACCGACTTCCAAAGTTGATTCAAAATCAAGTTCGTGTTAGCGTCCAAGAACTTCAAAGAAGGAGACTAATCTAATGGCTACTTTTCCAGATACAGGGAACAAGAATGTTCGAGTAACCCGCATGAGAACTCAGGGGGTCACTAGGTCTCCCTTCAATAAGAAGGTGAAAGTATATGACTGGAATGTAGCTAGGTGGTCTCTAGAGATGGTTCTCCCTCCTATGGCGGAGTCTAACCCTGATGTAGCTACTTGGCTTCAATTCTTTGAGGATCTAAACGGAATGGAGGATACTTTTACGGTGGATATAGCTCGCTACGTCCCTCACCTTGCGGGGCCTGTTAATGTGGTTTTCAGGCTAACAAGCTCAACCTACGATTACTCATTCGACGATAATAGAATGTTTAATTTCAGCTTAAGCGCAGTGGAGGATTTAGCATGAGTAGAAGTATATCTACGCCTATGAGAGATAGGCTGGATGAGGAGTTATCCATTCCCGTAATACTAGGAAAATTTGAATTCGATAGTGGGACAGTATTCGCGTGGACGGGGGTGGGATCACTACCTTGGAATGGCGATATTTACGAAGGCTTAGGCCAATTTCTTGAGGTGGAGCTTCCAGAGGAGCGTAGTGATAGAAGCGCTACAGGGGCCACCTTCGTACTCTCTGGTATAGATCCCGGATTAATCACTATCGCTTTAGGGAGTGGGTATAGAGGAAGACCCTGCACCTTGTGGTATGGTGAATTCGATAACGCTCGTACTAATCTATTAGCTGATCCGGTTCAAATGTTCAGCGGCAAAATAGATATGATGTCTATAGATGATTCTGGAGAATCGTCTAAAATCCAGCTTACCGTAGAGCGTAAGAACTATGATAGTCGCCCTCTAAATACTCGATATGATGATGCGGAGCAGCAAAGAAGATTTCCTGGAGATAAGGGATTTGAGTATCTACCTACGCTAGATGAGAAGCCTCTCTATTGGGGAGGTGAAGCTCCTAAATCTACAGAGGCTCAGAATGCGGAAGCAGCAGCGGCTAGGGCAGGTAGAACAGTTCCTACGCCCGTGGGTATTGGTAGATCTCCTCGCGGAGGAGGTCAGGCGCCTTCGGAACCAGCTACGTATAATAGGAATACGAGAGGCACGGGGGCAGGGGAGCCACCAGCAGCGCCAGCTCCACCATCACCGCCTTCTTCATTTAACCCAAGAGGACGGGGTAGAAGTTAATGAACAGGTATAAAGAATTAGAAAACTCGATTAAGAAGTATCTAAATACTCCCTTTGATTGGGAGACGCATAATTGCGGCTTAGCCGCTTGCAGTATCGCTAGTAGCTACACTGATAAAGATTGGGCGGCTCCTTTTTTAAAACATTGCTCAAGCCCTCTATCCGCTATGCGTATGATTAAAAAGCGAGGAGGATTTAGAGGGATAATGAAAGACTTAGGTTTGAAACCAGTTTCAAAAAACGAAGCCTCTAGGGGTGATGCCATCCTATATGAGTGGGATCATAAAGGTAGAACTAGAGAGGGTTTAGGAATAGTAGTAGATTTTCGGGCAGCTTTTGCGGGGCCAGATGGTTTGACGTTAATCCCAATAACTAGATGCTCACAAGCATGGAGAGTAGAATAATATGCCACAAGTAGTAGCTTATATAGGACAGGCATTTGCTGCCGTAGGAGCGGGAACAGCCACATTAGGACAGATTCTTACCGTTATAGCCGTACAAGCTGCGGCTACTGCGGGTCTAAATACGTTAATGGCCCCTGATGCTTCCTCTTACGATGGTATAGATAAACTACGAGGGAACTTTTCTAATGGTAGAGTTACTGCTCAACCTAGAGTTACTATCTACGGGCAAGCTAGAGTAGGGGGTCAAGTAGTCTATCTAGGTACTTCGGGGAGTAAGAACGAATACCTGAATATGGTTATAGTCCATGCGGAGCATGAGATAGAGTCTATCGAAACTCTTTATCTCAATGGGGAGGCAGTTAATCTAGTAGGGAACCAGCCAGACCCATCCGATAAGTATTCAGACCATTTAGACGTTTACTTTCATTTAGGAACAGATAGCCAAGTAGCAGATGCTAACTTAGTAGCGGAAACCCCTGACTGGACTAGTGATCATAGGCTTAGGGGGTGCGCTTATACTTATCTGAGGATGAAGTATGATGCTGAGGATAATCGCTACCCTCATGGGATTCCTAATGTAACTGTAGATATAAAGGGTAAGAAGGTTTATAATTTTGTTACGGATGTTACTGAGTGGTCCGATAACTGGGCATTATGTACTGCTGACTATATCAAGACTGTCTACGGTTCGACAAACTCCGATTTCTCTTTAGCTGAAATACAGGCTGCTACGAATCTATCCGATGAGCTTGTTACGCTTAACGATATGGTGAGTACCGAAAAGCGATATACCGTTAACGGGACTATATTAGCTGATGAAGATCCTTCTGATGTATTGGAGAAATTAAAGGGAGCCGCTAATGGATTTGCCGAGGATATAGGCGGTTTATGGTTTGTTCATGGGGGAGCTTACAGAGCGCCTTCCGAATCTTTTGATGAGGGTGATTTTGCGGGGCCTATTAGCATTACGGGTAATAATAACATTCAGGAAATGTCTAATAGGGTTAGAGGGGTATTCGCTAACAAGGATGAACTTTATCGACCTGTAGAGTTCCCTCCTGTAACTAATGCCACTTACTTATCAGAAGATTTAGGGGTAGAGAAATGGGCGGATCTGGAATTCCTGTTTACTACCTCAGCCGCTACTTGTCAAAGATTAGCTAAGCAGGCGCTTGAGCAGTCTAGGCAGGGGATGACTATTCAATGCACTTTAACTAATAAGGCTCTTAGAGTTAAAGCAGGGGATACTGTTCAGCTTAGCTTTGCTAGATATGGGTTCGTCAATAAAGAGTTTATGGTCGTTAGTCATACTCTAGTTGTATCCAACGATGATAATAACCCTATTATAACTGCGGAGCTTACATTGCTAGAAACCGCTTCTGGTATTTATGATTGGGCTAACGGGGAGGAAACCACTTTAGATATTGCCCCTAACACTACGCTCCCTGACCCGTGGACTGTGGAGGCTCCTGTTTGGGGAGATTTGGAGAGCGGTACGAATCATCTCATAGAGAAAAATGATGGAACTCTGATCTCCCAGCTATACGCTCCGTGGACTACCCCCGATGACGCTAATGTAGCCTATTATGAATTAGCGTATAACACTACACTACTAATTGGATCGAGTATCTGGATTCCCCTACCAAATATGCCTGTAGGCACGAATTCAGTAACCGTGCCTAATGTTGCCGATGGGGTAGAGTATGGGATTAGAATACGGTCAGTTAGTACGCTAGGGGTAAAGTCAGCTTGGGTACAAAGCGCAGGTCATACTATTATAGGTAAGACGGCTCTACCCGCCACGCCTACTGGACTTACTGCGGTAGCTCAGATAAATGGGGTTAGACTCCTACTAGATGAGAATACCGAAAAGGATTTCTCTCATTTCCGTATTTATGCGGCAACTACAGCCACTAAACCCGTATCACACGATTATACTACCACTGATAACGTAAAAACGATTACTGGCTTAGTAGCGGATCAGATTTATTATTTCTGGGTAGAGTCTGTAGATACGTCAGGGAACATATCATCTACTCATGACGGGCCAGTTAATGCTACCCCTGATGCTGCTGATACTGGATTACAAGGTCCAGCGGGTGCGCCTGCTATATCCTACTCGGCCCCTGCGGGTCTTAAGGCTACCCTTCACGATTACTCGGATTATGACCCTACTACTTGCTATATTAATACTGTAGTATTGGTGGGTGGAGTAGAGCAGACTTATGCAGCTTCAGCGCAGAATGATAGATGGAGGTATGATTCGTTAGTCGTTACAGGGGGGACTGGACCCACTATTGGCTCTTCGGGAGAGTTAAGCCTTCCTACTATTAGCACTAACCCAGAGCAAAGCATATCGGGTAGCGTTATCTACAGGGATTCTACGGGAACGGATTTCACTATACCTTTTGAGACTAAGTGGATACAAGTTCCGCAAGGTCAGGATGGCACTGAGGTGATGGAGGTTAATGTAGGCGGGTGGAGTGTTCCTACTGCTAATGATTATAGCGATTACGATCCAGAGGATTATTTCGTAAGCCCAGTAGTTAGATACGCAGGGGTGATAAAGAGCTATAACGCAACCCCCACTAATGATTCTTGGCTCTACGTATCGAGAACCTATAACAATGGTACGGAGAGAACAACAGGGATCTCGTTACCTACAGTCGGATTTACTGATCCCATTACTAACCCTACTCAGACTATAGATATGACTATCCGTTATCGAGATTTGCTTGGTAACGATCATGATAGGGACGTAACCGCAACCTTCCTACAGATAGCTGCGGGAGATAAAGGAGATACTGGGGATACGGGGCCAGATGGGGAAAATGCTGCGGGATGGGATTTCGCGGTATCAGGGGCTTTAGTAAAATATTTCGATACCTCCTCTATTCCCGGTTCTTGGGAGCCTGATGATGGTAACGCTACTATCACCGTAAGAATAATGCGTGATGCGGTTCAGCTAGAGACTAGAACCATTCCTGCGGTATTCAACACTGGCACAGGGACGTGGAATATCTCTAGCGATACCGTTAATAATATTCAGATAACGGTTACAGATAATAATACTGCGACTCCTTCTATAGATATTCATGATACGTTGAATAGGCTTGGAGATATTCAGTATTTAATTCCTTCCACCACTACGGGAGCGACTGCGGTGCCTCAATGGGAGATTCAAAATTCGGGTTCTCTAGTTAAAGCGTATGATCCTGATGGCGGGGGCTGGATTCCAGATGATAATGATGCCACTTTAACTATTAATGTGAAGTATGGTGGGGCTACTTTAGCGACTCGTACCGCATTAGGAACATTTAGCGATAATAATGGAAATTGGACTTTTCCCGAAGATACGGTTGATGGGATAGCCTTAGCTGTAACGAATAATGGGATACGAGCGCCAGAGCTTACTTTCAGTAATGCAAACTACGATATTGAGCCACTTCTCTATTTATTCCCAGCGGTATCAGTAGATGGGGTAAAGGGTGATACAGGTAATAAAACCGTTACTGTATTCAAATCTGATAGTTCGGGAGTTCCCGATACACCCACTGGGGATAACACTCCTGCGGGATGGTCAGCGACTCGCCCTAATGGTCAGGTTATTTGGGTTAGTAAAGCTCTTCAAACAGACGGAGGCACTACTATAGGAGCATGGTCTGCGGCAGTGAGAGCGGAGGGAACAGCTACATTCTTCCAGAGTAGAGCAACCATCACGCCTACTACAATATTGGTAGAGAATGACCTCGTATTCGATACTACGGAGAATAACCGTATGTATCGCTGGAATGGCTCTGCTTGGGCAGACGTTCAAAAAGTTCTAGATGAAAACGAGATATTAACGGTTAATATTGAGGATAATCAGATTACCGCCCCTCTAGTTGGCGCAAATAAGATCATCACAACTGCCGCCAATATTGAGGATGCTGTAATTACAGATGCTAAGATAGCCAACTTGTCTGCAGGTAAGATAACTGCGGGATCAATGCAGATAGGCCAGTATATCGAGAGTGATAATTACGATGCTACTCACGGGTGGAGACTGGAGCATGATCTTCTAATAGCTAATGACGCTTTATTTAGAGGCACCGTCGATATAGGCTCTGGAGATACTAATACCACTATCGAGTCGGACTACTTTTCCTTCGGCGATAAGATCGTGATGGATTACGAGTCGGGCAAGCAGAGGCTGACCGTTACTTCCATCGCTTACAGTGGCGGATCTTTTCCTACAGCTATAGGGGATATTCTCACATTACGCGATAATAGTATAAGTATCGAGGATGTTAATTCTACCGGACCTAGTGCGGATACGATAATCAGTTCGCTAACTGCGACTAAATTAGAGATTAAGCATACGGATGGGAGTTCGGGACTAGATGATAGTGTCGTTCTATTGGAGGATTCGCTGACCTTTAATACATCGGCAGGAGGATTCGAAGCGTCTAAATACGAGGCCACTAGCTGGACAGTCAAAAGTGGCGGCGGGTTGGCAAGCGACTTTATCAAGTGCGAAGAAAATCTCCTGACATTCAGTAAGCTTTTCGCAGGGACAGAGACGGCTACAATTCAGCTAGAAGAGTTAAACTCCATAGGCACTCTGCTGATGACGGGCAATATCCGCGTCACTGATAGGATCTACATCGGCAGCTCTAGTACGTATCTGGAAGAGAATGTAGCAGGTCGATTATATTGTAATAACGATTTCTATATAGAAGATAATCTGTATCTAGGAAATACGGGTACGTCCCTTTTCCAAGATGGAGTTATAGGCCGTATCGCCTGCAACGATGCTTTTAGAGTCCCTCAAGAGTTGTACTTCGGAGCTGGCACAGATTGCGGATTTCAAAAGTACACTACCAATATAATCAGAACCCTCTCAGGAGATTCGCTATATGTCAGCGAGGATCTGTATATGGGCGATAAGATATACTTCGGAACCGGAACGGATACGTTCTTCGACAAAGACGATACTGGTCGGATCTACTGCAATGATGAGTTCAGAGTCGCCAACCAGCTATATTTCGGAGCTAGCACAGATGCATTCCTCGATTGGGGAGCCTCTGGAAGAATCGACGCTAATAATGATTTTCTAGTCACCGATAGATTATACCTCGGATCTACCTCCAACTTCCTTCACCAGCTAGTGGACTATGTGGATGGAGCCGGTGCAGATTATATCGGGACTCAGGATTTTCGATGCAATACGTTAGAATGCAACTTGGTAAAATCCACAGCATTCGGCACCAGCTACATGCTCATGCGCTACGGTACGGCAGGCTCCACTACTGGAGAGACCAGTTTCTATCTTCGAGTCAACTCAGGTAATCTGGAGTTCAGCACCAATGCCTCCACATGGC